AGTTGCAGGTAATGGAATCCCGCCGCCACATTCGCGCTGTAAGATGCCATCGCCGTGCCGCCCGCCGTGGATGATGCTGTACCCGGTATAAATATGCCGCTGGGTGTGCTCGTGCTATCCAACCCAATCGCCACCGTGGGGAATGATGTGGTTGCCGATGCCACCACGTAACCATAGAAGTCCAGATTAACCACATCTTCAGCCACGCCCCGCACAAATGACACACGGTTAGCCGTGCTGTTGTTCCAAGGCCTCATGGTTGCCGTGGCATATGTCCACGAATTCGTAGTTTCTTTAACTTCGATTTCACGGATCACACGGTTGTAATAATTCCACACGTAGCGCTTGGTCAGGCTGTCTTCACATTGCCCGATGGTTGCCGTCGTGCGGAAGGTTCCCACATAGCGCCGCCCCGTCGCTCCAGTCTTGACGTACACCCCATCCTGCACCGCCAGCGCCGTAGCGCGTGTGGTATCGTTCGTCCATACCACCGCTTCAGCCACAACCGTTCCCGCGCTGTCATACATAAACACGTCATAATTTTTGTCGGCTGCCAACCCTGAAAGCGACAGCGTGATTTCACTGAATGAGTACATCACCCACGCACTGCCGTTATAAAGCGCGATCCGTCGCCCACCGTATGGCGTGATATACACATTTGTTGCCGCAGTCACATCCGATGTGGTCACTGGCGTGGCACTGGTCAATGTCAACCGCGTATTACACACCTGCGCTACCAATGTAGCCGTGTTGGGAGCCACCAGCGTTTCAGTCGCCGCGTCATCAATGATGTACATGCCGTCCGGCTTGAAATACACCTTCCACATGGTGGATGCAGGCATCGAAGGAGCCAACGCGCCTTCCACAAACAGCAGCGCTTCAGCCTGTGTAGCGCCATTCAAAATATTATTGATGTGCGCCAGATTTTCATTATCAGGCGTGGTCACATCCGCCGCGTTGACAGGTGTGGCAATCGCCGCCAGTGTGCTTATTGTCAGTGCTATGGTCATATGAAGCGCTCCAAATAACTGATATACATGAAGAGGCTGCCACTGGCCTCAACCTTGATCGTGTTTGATCCGGGCATTAGTCGAAACCAATCCGGCGTGGAGGCTGAAAAGTTTGCCATCGCGTTTGTGCCCACCGGCCCGATGCTCACCCGTCGCCGTACCGGATCAATGTCCAAATACGTTCCACTTGCCAGTCTGCCCGTATACCGGATGTCATCTTCTGGCATCCCATCCACAATTCGACTGATGCGAATTCCCGTCCGTACGCTGAATGAATTCACCAGTTGAATCCGTGGCAGGAGGTAATAATTGCCGTTTTGCGTATACGTGAATGTCCCCGGTGCGGCTGATGCAGCGCTCGACAGATCCCACTTGGCCGTCCCATCATCCCATTGTGCCGATCCATCGTCCCACAAGACCCCGCGCCCACTGACTGACCGATACCAGAACGGATCGGGCACCTCAAACGTCACTGGAATCTTGATCTGTTTGTGCGGCACATTCTTCACATCTTCCGAGCGTGGAATGTCTGTCAGTCGTGCCCAGCAGAATTGTTCAGCGCCATATAACGGTTGTCTCCACAATGGCATCAATCCCCAATCCGCCATCTGACGCAGCGAAGCAACATTATCGGTAGCTTCCACGGTGTCGTTAAACTTCAGCCAAATATCCGCCCGCACCGTCCCGATTGGCGACAGTCCCCGCCCCGTACCCAACGCGCTCAATCCCCCATTGACGCCTGCCATCCGGCTTGTCTTGGTGATCAAGCTCGCAAAGTTGTCGCTGTAATTCACCTGCGAATTGGCCGGAAACGTGTATAGCTTGCTGCCACTCCCGAAGCGCTTCAACGTATTCATTTAATAGCCCCTCGCCCGTGCCGCTGCCAATGCCCCACGCATTCCCGCTTGCCCTTCCGCTTCTGAATTGGCATGGATGTGAATCCCCCCGTTGATCGTCCATCCGCCCATCATGCCCGCCGTCTCCCCCGCCGTGCTGATGTTCCCGCTGGAGCTTGGGGTGAACAGTTCCGGCCCCTGTTCGCCTACCAGATATGGCCTACCCCCCATCACCGATCCGCCCCCCGCTCGCCCCGGTATTTGCATATTCGCTGGCAATCCACCCTGTATGATCTGTGCGCTTGTTTGGCTTGATCCCCCGCCAAGTTGGCGAAGTAACTCAATCGCTTCTTTGGCACGATCAACAATACTTTGGATGAAATCAATCACCGGCTTGATGAAGTCGCCAATGCGCGAAAATGTGTCACGGAACCAATTAAATATGCCTTCAACCCCCGGTCTTGCTGCATCCCATAAACCCTTTAATAAAGTGATCAATGGCGTGATGAAGTTATCCATCGTGTTTTTGATGAACTTCTGAATTTCAGGAAGACCAGTAGTGACAAACCAATCTTTTAAGTCATTGAGGATCGGACCAACCACAACCATGATTCCGGCCAGTATGTCTATAAACCCTTGAATGGCAGGTTGCACGACATTCACCACAAAGTCTTTTACCGCTGGCAATGCCGTTTGTGTGAACCATTCGTACAATGCGTTCAATCCCGGCTTAATCGTGTTTTCCCACACACCCGCCAACCAAGTGAACACCGCTTCCAATGCAGGCTTCACCGTATCCTGCACAAAGCTCACAACCGCGGGCAATGCTTCGGTGACAAACCAGTTGTAGAGTTGTTGAAGTCCGGGAATGACCGTCCCGCTAATAAAACTGATTAGCCCTTGCAGCACATTACCAATCACAGTTATTGCGTTGTGTGCTGCATCCCGCGCCATGCCGAATTGAAACAATACTCCCTCAACCCAACTTCCGCCCCCTACTGCTGCCCCTGATTTCCCTAGCCCAAACGCCCCTAAAATGGCGTCTATAATCCCGAATTTTTCAATATCATTAGCAAAATACTGTAACCCGCCCACAATTGACGCCAATCCATTTTTAATTGTGTCAAATATGGGTTGCACAATATCCCTGATACCCATGAAATTGGTTTGAAACGCTGCCACCAACCCAACCACAGCAGCTACAACCAAGCCAATTGGGGATACAAGGAAAGCAATCACGCCGCCTATAGCGCCCAATGCTGCCCCCACCGCTGCAATGATGGGACCGATCACCGCCAGCGCCCCCATGAATGCGATCACGCCATAGACCACATTCTGAATAGTTGGGTCTAGTCCGCTGAACCAATCGATTGCTTGACTTATCCAATCAAGAAACTGTTCAGCAATTGGCATCAGTTTCGCGCCAATGGTTTCCATTAAGTTGTCAAACTTGTTGGTTAATTGGGCAAGCCGTCCGCTGAATGTCTTTGCGGCTGCCGTCGCAGATCCACCGAATTCGCGCCCCAACTCATTTAAGATGATCGTTTGTGCGCCTGCTACATCGCCAGCCTTGACCATCGCTTCAATCTGGGCTTTTTGCTGCTCGGTAAACGTCACGCCTACTCGTGTCAATGCTGTGATACCCGCAACCGGATCATTCAACGCCTTGCCCAACTGCATAGAGCTGCTCTTAAGGTCTTGCCCTAACGCTTGGCTCATGTTAAGCGCGGTCATTGTCACCGATGGGAAGACATCTTTGCCGATGTTCGTGAATGTCAGCAACATGTTTTCAGCACTCAGTACCGCGTCATCACTGAAGGTTGTTAAGCTCTCCAGTCTTGAAGCCAATGCCAGTGCGGAGTCTTTGGTAACACCCGCCGCGCCGCCCGTTGATTTCAACACCGCTTCTAACTGTGCTGTTCCTGCCTCTGCATCCGCCGCTGATTTCACGGCCAATCCTGCAAACGCCAGAAAGGGAGCGCCCATGACTGTCAAATCAGTCCCAAGGCTTGTGAGATGCCCCCCTACTTTCTTTAACTGATCACCAATGCCCGTCATATCCTTATCAGCGTCTTTCACACCACGCTTAAAATCCTTGTCATCAAGGCTTAGGACTCCGAACAAACTTGCGACTTGTGTTGCCATTAATCAGGTTCCGATAAGGTTGCTTCTCAATCATCAAAGCAACCCTAACATCTGCCCCACGAGGTAACGCACCAAACAAAAACGCCCCCGTAATTGGGAGCGTTCAGCTTGGCATTTTCTTGTTCTGAAGCGCGTCTTTGGCTTGCGCGATTGCCATCACATCTTCACGCATTTGTAGGGACATACCCGCCAATTCACTTGGCTGCACACCCATCAGGATCAGCTCTACATCTTGAATACGGCTGATCTCATCCGGATAAAAGCTCACGCTGCCCGGTGCCTTCACCGCCAGCGAGTAGTCCCATGCTAGTTTTTTGCGTTCTTTCGCGCCCCGCCTGACCGTATCACGTCCAGCAATTCTTCATAGTAATCAGATTGGATGTAGTCCAAACTTGCCACATCGCTCCAATCGATCACATCCGGTGCATTGCCCAACAACCATTCACGCGGCACATCCGCCAACACCTGCACCATCAGCTTGGTTTGCACATCGCCCATCGCCTTGACCTGATCGACAGCCGCTTCTTTGTCATCGTAAAACTTCTGCACATAGTCGCTGTATTCGTCGTCTTCCTCATCCCGGCGTTGTTTGCGCAATGGGCGCTGAATGGTGAAGCTGGCGCGGGTCGCAGTTTCGGCAGATTGTGAAAACTCTTCTTGCCACTTCTTGCCCACGCGCGAAAAATCAAACTTTGGTTGTGGTTTCTTTGTGCTGCTCATATGTGCCTTTCAAAGCCAGCGAAATTAGAATGTTTCGCCAGCAAAAATATTCTTGGTTGGGGTTCCGGTCGCCACCAGATCAAATTCCAACACCACCATCGACTTTTCCACGTTGGTGGATGGGCCAGACACGCCAGTGACCAACCAACTACGCGAATCACATGGCTTGCCGACGGTGCTGCCTTCCGGGCCATACACCACTGCGATGACCGAATTGGGCGTGTACAGTGCTGCCATGTCGGTTGCTGCCTGAGTGTCGTTGTATGCCAGCGTGATCTTTGCCGATGCGCCGCGCAGCTTACCAGCGTGTTCTTCCCACACTGCCCCTGCTCCAGCGGTCACATCTTCATCACCGATGCTTTGGGAAATCTCCATGTTCTTCCACAGAGATTCAACATTGATCGCGTTCATCCGCAAATAGATCGCATTGCCGTTGTATTCAGCCATTATCGTCGCTCCATATTCACTTGATATTGATGTCCGGCGTGATAAATATTTTCCGCACCGGCGAATTGTTCCTGTAACCAGATCGCCCGATCTTCAGTCACCGTTGTGACCACCCACCCCGCATGATATGGCAGACGCGGGCTGATGTCCTGTGATCCGCTGTCATCCAATAAGCCGGTGATTGCTTCCTGAATCGCCAGCGCCGACGCCATGTCCTTCGCCACGCCCTTGATGCTCATGACGATTTGCGCCCGTTTCTTGTTGGCATTCCCCAAAAAGCGCCCGTTGCTGGCCGGAAAGAAAACCACATACGGCTTTTCTAGGTTCGAGCTGGCAATCTCTAACGGCTGCACCTTCACGCCCCACAATGGCGATGCATTTCGTAGATGAGCGATCAGCACTTGATTCAACGCCTCGTGCGCTCCAACCGTCATACGTCCTCAAGTCCCAGATTACGCGCCGCATCTTCGCCGATCATCTTGCTGGCACGATCAAACGCCGGTTGCATGAATGGACGTGGTGCCATGTTCTCCGTGCCGTCTTCCAAATAAAGCCCATACTCTACGCCATCGCTAATCTGGTACGTCATGCTTCCAGCCTTTTCTTGCCGGATCGACGCTCTCAATGTCCCGATGTCCACGTTGGGAGGATAACCCGGCTGGCTGGCAACATGCGTAATGCCGCCGCGTGTGTAACTTTGTCCGGGTGGCGATGTGTTCATGCTCAGTTTGATGTCAGTCACCATCGCTTCAGCAACACCTTTTAACCAGCGCTCAACCTTGTCCGGTTCAGTGCGGATTAATTGCTGCAAGCCCTTGGTGTCCAACACCACTTTCATGTCTGCCATTGCTTCCCCTCATGCTCACGGAAAGGCAGGCGCGGATTACGTCCGCACCCGTGTCATTACCGCCCCGGCAAAAGCGCCATCTGTCAACTTATCCTCAACGTTCACAACTTGGTACACGCTGCCATCGCTAGTCGTCACCACATCATCAGTCACAAACGCCGTTCCGGAAGGACAAATCAACCGGTACACTTCCACCATCGCCTCTTGGCTCCCCACCACTTGGCTGGCGCTGCTGCTAGGTGTACGCGCTCGGATCACCCGGCACGCCACCTCTGACGCCACAACCTCAAGCACATGCAGCGGTTCGCCCATCGTGCCCGTCGCCCCCGTCTCACGACTAATCGTGCAAATATCCGTGAGCATCTCGCCCACGTTTCGCTGCACAATCGCCAATGTCCGAGAACTAAAGCGCGGCATCAAGCCCTCCCGCCCATCAATATCAGCTTAAAATGCGCCCTCTGTTTCAACGCGCATCAGTTCCGATAACCGTTATTCTAGAAATAGACCATTGCTGACAACTTCGAACTTGTTTGATTCGACGATCAAACTTACTGCACTTCCGTCCAACCCTTGTGCGTCCACGAACCACGCCCCAATTGATGTGCGTGTATATGGCACACTGATGATCACCCGATACCATCCCGTCTGAATTTTAGTTGTGCTAGCATCCGGATGAGTCACAGTTACTATCGGCTGCCCAGGCGCTTTGTAATGGAATTTAACCGTTGGCGGGTCAAACGGCACACCGTCATCATCGACAATGTTCTTGAAATCAACTTTGATTTGATCACCCGGCACTATGATTGCCATAACACAACCTTACGGGTTAGACCCGGTACGCGTGAATGTGCTAATCGTCAACACTTGGCTGACAGCAATATTGGTGTTGTCTAGGTTGAGGTCACACCCTGATGTGCCAACCGTCCCCTGCTCATGACACACACTGCCTGCACTGTCGTAAATCCGATAGTATCCAGCCACGCCCGCCGCCGCCCCCGTGCCCGTCCATGAACCGGATTTGGATTTAGCGCCGGATGAAGCCGCTGCCATCCAATCCGAAGGCAGTGTTAATGTCATCAACAACGTGCCAGTGGGAGCGGTCGCACAATCAGCAGGTTGTGTGCCTGAATACAACCGAAGCTGGGGGGTAACCCCAATGGTTGACTCCCACGTATCAAGCATTGCGTTTCGAACAGCCACGCCATATTGCAAATTACTAGCCATTTTTATCCCTCGCTAAAAATCAAATCGCCAACGTAAGCTGCATTGACGACCAACTGTTCAACATCATAAATAGGGGCAATTACTAATTTGCCTCGATACCGACCCTCACAAATCAATTGCCCTTCATAAGAGGTATTATCAGTAATCAACGCGGCATATATCGCACTGACAATCACCGTTCCCCTGATCGGATGTTTAATGCCAGCGCCGTTTGTCCCCACTCCAAATTGGGTATCTAGCCCGTCCGTGACAGCCGATGTACCGACAATTGCCAGCGCCGCCACACTGGATTGGGTATCCGTGCTATCTGCGACTGATGACGTTCCGACAATCGCCAACGCTGCCACACCAGATTGGGCATCTGTCCCATCAGTAACAGCCGACGTACCGACTAACGCCAGTGCCCCCGCGCCAGATTGGGTATCTGGTCCGTCCGTGACTGCCGACGTTCCAACTATCGCCAACGTTCCCGCGCCGGATTGGGTATCTGCCCCATCAGTGACAGTTGACGTACCTGTAATGTTGGTGCTGCTCGTGCCTGTCCCAGATTGGGTATCTGGTCCGTCCGTGACTGCCGACGTTCCAACTATCGCCAACGTTCCCGCACCGGATTGGGTGTCTGTTCCGTCCGTGACAGTTGACGTGCCGACTAGCGCCAACGTTCCCGCGCCAGATTGTGTATCTGTTCCGTCCGTGACTGACGACGTACCGACTAGCGCCAGCGTACCCACGCCAGATTGGGTATCTGCCCCGTCCGTAACAGCCGATGTGCCTGTGATGTTGGTGCTGCTCGTGCCTGTTCCAGATTGCGTATCTGGTCCGTCCGTGACAGTTGACGTGCCGACTAGCGCCAACGTCCCTGCGCCGGATTGGGTATCTGCCCCATCAGTAACCGATGACGTACCGACTAGCGCCAACGTCCCTGCGCCGGATTGGGTATCTGTTCCGTCCGTGACCGATGACGTACCGGCTAGCGCTAGTGTCCCTGTACCGGATTGGGTATCCGTTCCGCCCGTGACAGTTGACGTGCCGACTAGCGCCAACGTACCCGCGCCGGATTGGGTATCTGTTCCGTCCGTGACCGATGACGTTCCAGCTAGCGCCAACGTACCCGCGCCGGATTGGGTATCTGTTCCGTCCGTGACCGATGACGTTCCAACAATCGCTAGTGTCCCCGCGCCGGATTGTGTATCCGTTCCGTCTGTGACCGACGACGTACCGACTAGCGCCAGCGTACCCACACCGGATTGTGTATCCGTCCCATCCGTGACATCTGACGTGCCTGTGATGTCACCGCCGCCAGACGCATCCAACGTCAACACGGGCGTAACCGTATAGGTCAGCGTTTGTCCGGCGACAACCACGCGGAATTCATACGTCGTCAATTCCGCGCCGCTGATGCCTTGCAGCGCCCATTCCAATTCGGTGTAGTTGTCTGTGGTAATGTTGACGGTCAGTGGATTGGTATCGTCTGCGATCAATCCCGCGTCAAAGTCGCCGGTGGTCTTCGTAGCTGGCGCGGTCAATTGCGCCGTGGTTGCGGTCACACCCCCCGCTGCGATGTTGGCAGATGCAGCCAGCACGATTTCATGGGGGATCATCGCGGTTGGGTCGCCTAAAATCACATCTTTGGTGCTGACTTGCCCCGCGTATAGCCACACATCCGGCATGATTTATGACCCCGTTAGTGTATCGACCGTCGTGCCTGCTACATCCGGCGATCCGGCCTTATACGCCACAATATAGTGTGCGTCGCTGTAGGGTGTGCTCAATTGATAAGTGCCATTGGCGTCTGATGTGGATTGCTCAATAAAGGAATTGTCACTTGTGCGGAAGAGCTGCACCACCACCGTACCCAACGCCGCGCTGTTGGTGTCACGTGTGACCCCTTCAATCGCATAGTTTCGATGCACGCCCGCCGGATTCGCATGTGCGCTCAACAGTGGGAAGCCATAGCCCAACGGGAATGAACCACCGCCCATGATCGATGACATCGCCCGACGGATAGGTGGCGCTGATGCCCTATCAATAGTCAATCGTGACCCCGACCGTGTCGGGGTCACGATGAATTGGCGCGGATATTGCTCCCCGCGATTATGCCAATTGGTGCTTGCTGTTGAGCGCAGTATTCGCGACATGGTTACAGATCGCCCGCAATCCAGATGTCAGCAACTGATACTGCCGTGATGTTCCACACCACCAATGAGCTGCTGACCGGAATAATCAAGCCTTGTGGAAACTGCCACACAATCCCCGCGCCAATCGTGGCAGGGAGCGACACGCGCCGCAAAAATGCTGTCGGCACTGTTGGCCCCGTTGCCCATGCCAGCGCCGTTTCAAATGTGGCGCTGCCCGGTTCGCCCGGATCTTCTGGTAACATGTCCACTGGTGTGGTCGGTGTCACACCGATTGCCGCCGGACGACCCAAGCCGAACACGCTGGCCGTCGCTGCGTTAATGGTGATGCCAATCTCGAAAATACGCGGACGGTCGCCCGATCCGGTGCGCAGTTCAAAGCACGCATTGGCGATGGTCACATTGGTGGTACGCACTGCTAAAGAATAAGCTGCCATTTGATTCCCTCTTTACTGTAGTTTGCGCCAGTCCAATGAACCGGCTTTCCGCGCTTCGATCTGGTATCCCTGATTTGCAGGGTCATTCGTGGCATTAATCAACATCCGCAACCGGATTGTGGTCACACATGCCACGTTATCATTTGTGTCTTGTACTTCTCGCCATGTTGCCGCGCTTTCACTGCCGTCATCATTGCGAAACCTGAAACCCTCTTGCTCCAGCGTCGCCGGTCCACCACCCGCCGTGTAAACAATGTCCAAAACCGGCACATTCGCACCGGTGCCATAATAGTCCTGCCATTCACCTTGGCTTGTGGTGCTATTCGTGTCCACGATGATGACGATGGCATTACCCGCCGCCCATCCACCACGGTTCACAAGCTCCTGCACCACACTGGTGACATCAATCGTGTATTGCGTGTCAACCACAATACTTGTTTGTGTCCAGACTGAACTTACCGCCGTTGTGCGTGGGCGTGCCGTCGTGTTCACATCACCATTAGTGGTCACCAGCACCCCGGCATTGTCAGCCGCGTGGGCACTCACCAGATAAGCAATCACGTTCGCCCCGGCGTTGTAAGTCCCTTGCGCCGTCATCTTGAACGTTGCGGATGTGATGGTTAGCGCGTTGGTGATATTGCTGTCAGTGGTGAAACGTGCCAACATGCTGTACTCGTCGCCATTACCGTGAGAACCCGGTGACACCGGATTAGGGTTTAAGCTCACCGGGCTGCTATTGGTGACATTACGCCCTGAATCATTGGCAATGCTGCCCATATGGCTGGTTGCACTGGCGGTCATCGTAAGCGTCGTCATTCATCACTTCCGATAATGGTTATTCTTCGCCGTAATCCGGCTCAACTTTTTGCAGCGTATCCGGACGATAGCTATGCTGCCCACCGCTCGAACTCTGCCACCCCAACCCGAATTCCTGTTTCTTCTCTGCCAACAAGCCCTTCCATGCGGCGATTGCTGATGCCCAATCGATCTGCAACCAATCGGCCTTCATGTTAGGTTCAGCCGCCAGTTTGGCGATCACCTGTTTGATGCAAGCAATCACTGCCTTTGCCACCGTGCCCTCTTCAGACAGAATGAAACTGATCTCTTCATCTGAATAGATGGCCGTGGCCTCTTCCGTGTCACTGATGTGCCGCCTTACGCGGGTCACATCAGTGGGGGTCACCAAATCATAGGAAAAGCTCATGAGCCATCGTCCCACAATATAGTTGCGGTCACCCCGTCCGCATTATTGGCCTGTGCAATCGTCAACGTCAGGTTGGCACTCACATATATTTCACGCCCCATGCCGCTGATATCGGTCCCTGCCGTATTCTTGGCTTGCTGCATCGGGTAAAACCAACCATCAGTTGCCGCGTTGCTGATGCTCAAAATAGTTTGTGCAGGTGATACCCCCGCCTCAACCAGTGTCACATCACATGTCGCCGCTGGAGGAGCATCAAGGTACGCCAGATGCACACCCATGATCTCACCATCGACTGGCGTGGTCGTATTTGCCGTTGCGGTTGCTGTTCCCGCGCCGCCTGTTGCACCGGTCGCCGTCACTACTGTTCGTCTAATTGCCATGGTTCCGATAACTCCTTTTCTCAAGCTAATTACTTAGCGTTGGGCGTCGATATATGACCTCAGTTGTAAAGCCATTGACTGCAATTCTTTAATTGTTTTCGCCTCGGCAATAACTTTAGAGCTTGGCAAATCATCGAATGAACGAGTTTTCGCAACGTCTAATGCTGCTTGATCCCATTCGTCAACAATCTTTTGCGCTAAAGCCTTTTGATCGTCAGTCGCACCACGCAAAAACTGCAATTCAACAATTTTTAATTCGCGGTTCCAGCGAACACAATCCAGTGGCACGCCAGCGCCTTCAATTGCTTTGTGCATATCATGGACATTAACCTGAGCCATATTGCGATCCTTGTTTCTGAATAATTGGAGTTAGGCGAACGTCACGCCAACAGCCGCGCCGCCGCTCAAATACCAAGCGCCGTTATACGCCTGCAATGTCACACGATTGGCCGCCGCTGCCCCGAATGTCCCCACGTCTGCACTTGCGCCAGCACCTGCCAAACCATTAGCAATCGTGACCGTGTGAGCAAATGCAGTAGTGCTGTAAATCTCCAACTCTTTGCCATCGTCGCCACCGGTTGCCAACAATCCCGCCGTGGGGGCTGCCAACGTTGCCGCCAAAGCGCTGCCCTTGGTGATAATCACTTTGCCCGACTTGATAGTGATCGCGCCGTCTGCGCTCATCACCTGTTGTTCGTGTTGGATCTGGCCTTGAATTACATCAGCGGTCAACGCCGCTCCAAAATCTGTTACTGCCATCTTTGCACCTCATTTACAACATCAGATACAAAATCACCCCGCCATCGTGACGGGGTGAAATGAAATAAATTGGCTTATCAGAACCTAGGCGACTTCATGCCCGTACCATGCACGCCAATCATCCACCCCAAAGCTATAAAACAGCTTGGTTTCATAGACAATTTCGGTCGTGTTTTCATCCACCACCATCGGCTCACTGTTGCCGACGTTGTACCAGTTTGTGGTTTCGTTGCGCATGACACCATCTGCCATGAACCAATTGTTGGTGTCAGTCAGTCGCAGCCACGGAATGACCTTCCATCGCCCGTTTCCTTGCGCGTTGGCATCATTGTTCGCGTTGCCCGGATCCCGCAGGGATTGGGTGATCTTGATCGCCTGATCTTCAAGTTCTGGGGGAACCCAAAGTTCATTCGGCATGATCCCGATTTCATTGCCCTTGTCATCCTTGGTGTGCATCATTGCCACACGCGTCTGACTAACCGCATCTGCCGTCAATGCGGATGTTCCACGGTTGCTGTAGGTGCCGCTGCTGTCGGGGTTACGGGGATGGGTAGCGCTGATGAGCGGTTTGCCATCGCTGAAAACAAAGCTGGTGCTAAACGCATTGTTGAGCAAGCTCGCAGCGTCCAGTTCCATTTTTTGTTCAGCGCTCAAACCCAAACGTCGTGCATACTGGTT